GGAAACCTTTCACGCTTACACCAAAAAGCAAAGGGAAAGGAAACAACATGATCAAGTTGCCGCGTTACAGAATGACTAACAATTTCGGTCACCAAGATAACGAGAACGGCGCGTGGGTGCGGCATGAGGATCACGTTGCCGCTGTTGAGGCCGCTGTTACCGCTGAGCGTGTGCGGTGCCTAGACATTGTTGAAAAGATTCACGGTGTCTCTGTGGTGCGGGATGGGTACAGGTGGTTAGAACCTCGTGGTGAATTAGTAAGCAGATCACGTGTTGAAACCGCGATCAGATGGGTAAAGGTGAAGTGACCCGCTGGATGAGTAAAGGTGTTTGTGCTCAGACTGACCCGGAAGCGTTTTTCCCGGAGGTCGGACAATCATCTAGGGTAGCAAAAAGTATTTGTGGTCGGTGTGAAGTAAGTATTCAATGCCTTGATTTTGCTCTCGCGGATCTCACACTGTTGGGTGTTTGGGGTGGCTTGAGCCACTTGGAACGTAGGCAACTAAAAAAAGCGGCCTAATAATCTGACGTACACTGAAGGGGTGACAACTATTATTGGATACGAACATGAGCAGGGTTGTGTTATCGCTTCTGATACGCAGACAACCGCCGGGGACGGGTATCCTTTCGCTCATCCTGATCTTGTGAAGATCCTTTCCCGTGGCGGGTATCTGGTTGCTGTGAGTGGGGAGAACCAGTCGTGCGATATTGCGGCTCATCTTTGGGATCTTCCTGAACGCGACGATTCACCGTGGTATCAGTTCGGTATCAGAGTGCTGTCCCCTTCTCTAAGGGCAGCCCATGAAGTGCACGGCTTCGAGCCGGATAAGGAAAACGATTGGGCGGTAATGATTGCAAGCCGGGGGGAACTACTCACCATAGAATCCGACTATTCCATTCTTCGTGCCGCTGACGGACTGTACGGAATGGGGTCAGGTTCAGGCTACGCGCTGGGCGCACTAACGATTCTTTTAGGGGTTACGAGTGTTACTTCCGCTATGGAGAGGGCAGTTCTGGTAGCGTCAAGGTTCGACGTTTTTACGAGCAACGAAACCAATGTTGTGACCCAACGGAAAGAGGTGGCCTACTGACAAACACTTGCCCTGTACCTCGAAAATTGGAGCATAATGATTCTCAGCATTTTCATGTCAGTAGCAGTAATCGTTTCACCCGTTGTTCAAATTCCACATTCACATGATTATAGAGTGGCTCACAGTGAGGCCGCGCAAGACTGGAAAGGTTTTGAACCTTCCCTGTATGAAGGTAAATGGTTCGACCCGAAAGACGAAAAAATCCGGGAGTGTATTTCCTTCCGTGAATCCCGCCATAACTATCGCGGCACTAACTCCTCGTCATCCGCTGAGGGGAACTATCAGTTCCTTGACAACTCGTGGCGTGACTCTTTGACGTACATGATGATTGAGGAGTCCCGAAAGAATGGGGATGGACTGGTTAAACAGATCCGTGAACTTCGTGATAAACCTATCCGAAAATGGAACCGTTACTTCCAAGACAGGGCGTTTTGGACTGCGTGGCGGTTCGGTGCGGGTGCGAAACATTGGTTTGAAACTATTCCCTCTGGACGGTGCTAATCTTTTGACATGGACAACTTGTACGACACAGAGAAGGCTTTAGAGTCTGCTGTTTACGCTCACGATAAGGAGCATGACGGCGGTAACTCACTTCTTGTTAGTTGGGTTGTTGTTGCTGAATGGATAGACGCTGACGGTAACCCGAACCTGACCTCTTACGCCAAAACAGGTGTCCCGTTCTGGAGGATAGACGGGCTGCTGTCAAACGCACATGAAGGTTTGCATTACACAATAGACGACGAAACGTAATGACCCTCACCCGCTACCAACACATTAAAGACCTACAAAAAAACGTTAACCACATCATCCCGGAACTCACGCAAACAACTGACGAGGATCTCATTGACCTTGTGAGGGCTATTGAACGGGCTTACGCTCACGTTTTAATTGAGGCGGGTTTACGGGGTGTCGTGGAATACTAAACCCCGTAGTCGCGTCTAATCTGATGTTATGTATTTAACGCAGAACAGTGAGATGCGGCGGGATGGGGTGTGGAACTTCACTTTACCGGCGTGGGTTATTGAACTGGAGGACGGTTCACATTTCAACGTGTGCCCGAATGCGGGGGCGTGTGCAAAGTTTTGTTACGCCAGAAACGGGACGTATCTTTTCCCGAAGGTTAAGGGGAAGCATCTAAGTAACTTGACCCTTGTGAAGGATGACCCGGACTGGCCGGACGCTATTGCGGGGGAACTAGAGCACAAGCGATTTAAGCCACGGAGAGAGCCTAGAATCATTCCGGGTCTAGATACAACCGGGCACTTAACTACGGCGGTAAGAACGTGGCTGGAGGCCGGTGGGCAGGCTGTACGGATACATGACTCAGGGGATTTCTTTTCCCGCGAGTATCTGGACGGCTGGATCTCACTAGCGGAACGATTCCCAGAGATCCTGTTCTACGCCTACACGAAAGAGGTACAACTGTTCGAGTCTTTGACGTTGCCTGCAAACTTCCTAACCGTGTACTCAATGGGCGGGAAACAGGACACCATGATTGACAAAGACACTATGCGTCACGCAGACGTTTTCCCTGACATTGACTCTATCGAAGCGGCCGGGTACATGAGCCAACACGAATCCGACCTGCTGTGTGTCCTTCTCCCAACGACCCGGATCGGTGTACCGCAAAACAACATTAAACATTTCAAAAAGAAACTAGACGGCCGTACCTTTTCTCAGGCTCAAGAGGAAAGAAAACGGCACTGAGTGTTCCTAGACGACGCTGCTTGTGTCGGGGCTGACCCTCACCTTTTCGATGCAACCAACGGGCCTAAAGCCTTAGATGCTTTGTCTTACTGTGACCGTTGCCCGGTAATACCTGAATGTGACCGGATAGTTGCCCCGCGTCGGTCGTACTATGACGGGGTCGCCGCTGGTAGGGTTTGGTCTAACGGTCGGATAGTCCGGCGTGAAAGAATCCGGGGAGATTAAAATGACACAAGTAACACTAATCGGTAACGCCGTTGGGGAACCTAACCTAGCGTTTACTAAAGCAGGTGACGCAGCGGCCTCCTTCACGGTGGCAGTAAATGAGCGCGTGAAACAGGGTGACCAATGGGCAGATGGGGAAGCAACATTTTACCGTGTCACGGCGTGGAGAAAACTTGGGGAGCAATCCGCCGAGTTGATTAAGAAGGGTGACCGGGTAATGGTCGCTGGGAAACTGAAAGCCAAAACGTACACCACGAAAGAGGGTCAAGAAAAACTTTCGCTAGAAGTTACTGCCGATGAGGTGGGGAAGTCCATCCGGTTCCAGAAAACAAACAACGCAGCGAAACCGGCAGATGACCCGTGGGGCGAAACCTTTGATGAGCCACCTTTTTAGACGGTACAATCGGTTCATGACCCCGCTTCAGATGTATGCTACTACTGTCCACGAAATGTATTCGGCTTTTGTTGAGGCGGGGTTCTCCGAAGTTCAAGCAGCCTACCTAACCGCAATGAGGATAAACGCTGATGCCAGACAATAACTACGACTTTATCGAAATTGGTTCGTCTGGCCTCCGCAGGTCAGGCGGTTACATTGATGAGGAGTTCCTTCCCCAACTTCGCGGGGTTAAAGGGTTCAAGGTTTACCGTGAAATGCGGGACAACGATCCTGTTGTTGGGGCGATGCTGTACGCCATTGACAAAGTAATCACGCGACTGGACTGGCGTATTGAGGGTGAGGATGAGCGCACTAAAGTATTCGTTCAGGAATGTTTAGATGACATGTCTGACTCGTTTGATTCCACGCTGCAAAACATTCTTTCCATGCTGGTGTACGGCTGGTCTTATCACGAGTTGGTTTACAAGATCCGTGGTGGACTGACAGGGGACGCTAAAACAAACTCCCGTTTTAACGATAACAGGATAGGTTGGCGTAAATGGGGTGTGAGGGCGCAGGAAACCCTTCAGGAATGGATGATTGACGTTGACGGTGGTATTCAAGGGATGATTCAAATGGATCCGTCAGGGGGCGGGTTACACCGTATCCCGGTTGAGAAAGCGTTACTGTTTAGAACCACCACGAATCGAAATAACCCGGAAGGCTACTCGCTTCTCCGTAACGCTTACCGTCCGTGGTTTTATAAGCGTCGTATTGAGGAGATTGAAGCGATTGGGATTGAACGTGACCTTGCCGGTTTACCAATGGCCTACGTCCCACCGGAGTATCTTTCACCGTCTGCAACGAGCGCACAGAAAGCAGTCCTCCAGTCTGTTACTGAGATTGTCCAAAACATTAAACGGAACGAGCAGGAAGGTGTCGTGTTTCCTGCCGCTTACGACTCCAACGGTAATCGTGTCTTTGACTTGACTCTCCTGTCGGCTTCTGGTTCACGACAGTTTGACACCGGGGCAGTAATCCAACGTTACGATCAGAGAATCACAATGACGTTGCTGTCCGACTTCCTGCTCCTTGGATCTGACCGGGTGGGGTCGTTTGCTTTGGGTTCCACGAAAGTTGACTTGTGGACTCTGGCCGTGGACTCTATCGCTAAATCAATCGCTGAGGTTATAAACCAGTTTGCTATTCCGCGCCTTCTAAAACTGAACGCTATGCGTACCGACAGAATGCCTTACTTGACTTATGGTTCTGTTAGTAACGTTGTTCTTCCAGAGGTTGCAGACTTCGTATCGAAACTGGTTACTGCCGGTGTGCTTACCCCGGATCACGGTTTGGAGTTGTACCTGCGTGACCTCGCTGACCTTCCCGAAGCGGAACCTGTCCTGTAATGCTCGTGTTTAAGGCTCGCCCTAGACGCGACCCGGCGCAAAGGGTGGATCTTACTGAGTCGCAGAAACGGATCATGCGTTTATTGAACACAGCCATGAACGAGGTTCGCCGGGATATTATTCGTGATGAAGGGAAACTCCTTGACGGGCTAGAACACTTGTCGTTGGACAGGATTGTGAACATGGTGACAGATGAGCCGTGGCTAGAAATGCAGCAGGCACTTCAGGAAGAGTTGTTGGGGGAACTTAACGACGCAGGTAAAAGGGTGAAACTTCCTGCTATTCAGAAAGCCACCATTGTTTACAGTTTTGACGCGACCCGACCAGAGGCCGCAGCGTGGGCGCAACTTGAAGCCGGAAAAATGGTGAGTCAGGTTATTGAATCCCAACGTGACGTTGTTAGGGATTACGCTTCCCGCGCAAGCATGGGGGACTTCACGCCAAGGCAAGTTGCCCGTGGTTTGCGTGACGTTGTTGGTTTAACCACGCAGCAATCCGGTTGGGTGCAGAACTTCCGTGACAACGAAATCGGTCGTCAAATGGCAACGGGTAAGAACTTCGATCAGGCTTACGCCGCGAGTGAGAAAGCCACCGACCGTTACCACAATAAGATCCACAAGTACCGTACTGAGACTATTGCCCGCACTGAGACTTTGAGGGCTTCTAATGAGGGAAGGAACCTAGCGTGGCAACAGGGGCTGGATGAGGGGTTTATTAACCCTAATGCTTCTAAAATGTGGTCGGCTGAACTTGACGGTCGTGTGTGTGATTTGTGCGCACCACTTGACGGGGTGATAGTTCCTATTAAAGGAAGTTTCTCTGCCGGTGATCCGCCACGTCACCCGAACTGCCGTTGCACTGTTTTACTGACGGACGCTATTCCGACCGATATTTCTTCGATGACGGATGAGGAATTGGACGCCGAAATAAATAGTCTTTTAAGCGGGTTTCCTGATGCCGGGATGGGTAAGTCTGTTTCGTTATCAAACGACGAGTTCGACGAGATGAAAAGGTTTAGCGGGAAGGATCACATAGTGGGCCGTAACTCGAATGGTTCACCGATTTTCACGCCGGAGAGACAAGCCCTTCACGATAAGATTGTGAACGATAATCTCATGGGGATTAAGTCAAGTCAAGAGCCAACCTTCACAATGTTGGGGGGAGGCCCTGCGTCTGGCAAGACAACTGAACTTGGCTCAATAGCGGGGTTAAACTCTCGCGGAGTTGCGACCATTGACCCGGATGCTATTAAAGGGTTGTTGCCTGAATACAAAACAATGTTGGCTGTAAAGGACGAGGGTGCGGCGGCTTTTGTTCACGAAGAATCTTCTTATATTGCTAAGAGAGTGCAGGCGGCTGGTTTTGAAAGAAGGATAGACATGGTTTTGGATGGGACGGGTGATGGCGGCGATAGTAGTTTGTTGTTGAAGATAAATAATGCTAAGGAAAACGGTTACACGGTTCGCGGAGTGTACGCAACTATTACCGTTGACGAGGCCATAATCAGGTCAACTGCTCGCGCTGTCAGAAGCGGAAGGACGGTTCCTGTTGACATAATAACCGTTACTCACGCAAAGGTTTCAAAGGCTTTTCCTACTGCGGCGAGGAACATGGATCAGGTGGATCTATACGACACTACTGTGAGGGATACCCCAAGAATCATAGCGAAAGGGGAGGGTGGTATATTGAGAGTGTTAGATGAGAGTTCCTACGAGGAGTTTTTAAGAAAGGTTGATGGATGATTAGTGACGAATATCTAAGCCGCATGGCAAGAGAAATAACCATGAATGTTCCCAGAAAGGAATCGTTAGTTCCAATAAACGCAGAGACTACGAAATACTGGAACAGGTTGGTTAAAGAGATAGCGAAAATTAAGGCTGACAAACAGATCGTTGAGATTCCTTTTGAGACCCCTAGCGTTGATCTGGTTGACCCAAAAATGATCGTTGAAATAAAATAACTTCCAGAGTTCACGGTAACAACTGTTAGCGGTAAACTAGCGTTATGGATCTCCTCGCTCAGATAGAATCACTCACCGTAAGCCAGTTGACTACCCTCGCTAAACGGGATGACGCTACGGGGATCCTTGCCGAGTACCGGCTGGCAGCATTAACAAACTTACCTGCACCGTTACGGGAAACAGTTGTGACGGGTGAAGGCTACGCGATTGTGGCGGCCAATGGGGAAGTGAGGCGGCTAGAAGTTGACGGGTATTACGAGACTTCGGATGATGCAGAGGATCGTTTAGATGAGATCCGATACCTAGAGAACGCCGTTATCCGTGAGGGTTCTTTCGTATCTTGGAACTCTAGCGGGGGCAGGGCACGGGGCAAGGTGGAAAGAATCTTGCAGGAGGGGAGCGTTAAAGTCCCCGGAACGTCTTTCACGATTAACGCTGAGCCGGACAATCCCGCTGTCCTTATCCGGTTGTGGAGAAAAACCGCTGACGGGTGGAACGAAACAAACACTGTTGTTGGTCACAAAATGGGTACTCTGACAAGTATTGAACCGTTGTCGAAGGAATCCTTTGAACCACCGTTAGGCGTACAGGAATCAGGTCAGCAGGCACTTGACTGGATTGCGGAAGGTCACGCGGGGGACGGTTTCACTGGTGTGGGTCGTGCACGGGCTTCTCAACTGGCACGGGGCGATAATGTTTCACGGGAAACAATCGGGCGCATGGCTTCTTTCCTTGCACGGCATGAGGGCGACTCAAGTGCTGAGGGCTGGAACTTTGGCGAGGACGGATTCCCTTCACCGGGACGTGTTGCTTATGAGGCGTGGGGTGGCGTGGCAGGGAAAACGTGGGCTGACTCCATTATGGGGCGGGAGAAGGCTGTTTGCCCTATCGCAACTTACAGTGTTCCCGTGAACTTGAAGAACCGGCAGACCGCTATTCAGGTTGCTGATTATGGCCCGTTAAATCCGGGGCTTCCTAACAATGAGTATTGGGAGCATCTCGCAACCTATTTCGATGTGACCCCGGTGGAGGCACGATCAACAGTGTGCGGTAATTGTGCTGCGTTCGATCAGACAAGCCACATTGAGGACTGTATCGCTGAAGGTTTAAGTGGGGATAGTGAAGACCCGTACGACGTTATTGAGCAAGGGGATCTGGGTTACTGCCGGGTGTTTAAGTTTAAGTGCGCTTCTGCACGGACATGTTCGGCGTGGATAGCAGGCGGCCCGATTATTGATGATGAGCCGTTGGAGTTGGCGAAAGCAAAGTTTGTTCGTAAGTCAGAGGATCGACAGTTCACTCTTGGCCCCCTGTATGTTCCTGATTTTATGGATGCTCATGGGGAGTGGACTGACCCGGATACTTTACAGGCCGCTGTGTGGGCTTGGGTGAACTCCGGTGATCGTAGGATTTTTTTGCAGCATGACCGTGACGTGGAGGCTGGTAGTTGGGTGGAGGTTATGACGATGCCGCAGCCGTGGACGGTGGACATGTTGGGGTCGGATGGGTCTGTTGCGGGTGAGGTGACGTATCCGGCTGGGACGGTTTTCCTTGGTGTGGTGTGGAATGATGAGTCGTGGGCGAAAATTAAGCGTGGTGAGTTGCGAGGTTATTCGATTGGGGGTATGGCAGGTTCGGTTTATGCGGAGATGCCAGAGGACGCTGTCCGTGAGGGTGTTGAGGTTCCCGACTAGATTGATGTTTAATGGAGATTTAAGGGGCTTCTAACGGTGTCTCCTCACATGGTTGGGTGATTACAAGGGGATTATTATTAGGGGCTACTGCAGCCTTGTTTGTGTAGGTGGTTCATCTAACACCCCCCACTGATTAAGTACTAGGGGGACATGCTATGATTGGCCTATCGGAACAAGGGGTTCTGAGAAAAGGGGCAAGAAAATGATTGCAATAAATATCGAAAACGTAGTTAAAACATACTCAGGTGGAACCGGCTGCGCTTGCGGGTGCAAAGGAACCTACGCCTATCCCGAAAATACCACTGTGGCAGAATCGCAGTGGGGAACACTCAGCGACCGGACAGTGAAAAGCCGGTTAAAGAAAGTGAACGACGCGCTCGTTGAGGATCGTTTAGTGTATTTAGATAATTGGTTCGACGGATCATGTTACGAAATCCAAAACGATGAGGGTACTCGTGTTGTTCGGATTTATGTAGACACGGTTACGTCATGAAACTTACCCGCCGTGGGGAACTGATCATCTACCCGTTGCTTGTGTTGGCGATTGTTGCCCTCATGGGTTTCGTTGGCTGGATCGAAGGAGGAATCTAATGAGTAATCTAAACGAATATAACCGTGAGTGCTTAAACGAACTTTCAGGCGGCTGTAACGGGGCTATTGAGTACCGTGAGTCCTTGTCTGGCACTGGTACTGCGATACCCCGTTGTGATAAGCATTGGTATGATGCGCTCGACCGCGACGAGGCACTCCGGTTCCGCTACCCGCATAACGCGCCGGCCGATTTCGACCCGTTATACGCTGGAGAATCATGGGACGGTGAGTGAGATGTGCGAGGACTACCCCTGCTGTGGACATGCAATGGGAATGTGTAACGAGGAATCCAAAGGAGAAGGTTTTTACCATAACCTTTTCGCTAACCCTAACTATGACCCGTACTACGACGAAGGAGACAGATAATGAACGTGTTTATTAAAAGCAACGGTAGAGTCATGGTGGCGTACAGTTACGGGAAACCCGTTGTAGGCTGGAGTCGGGAAAAGCGGCAACTCGTAAACCCGTACACACATGAACCAATAAGTCACGCAACCATGCTGGACTTCACGACGCTACTTGAGCAGTCACAAAAATGAGTTAGCGTGTTCCTCTAGTACACTAACAACCTAGGCCCCGCCCGGAGTTGAGCGCACCCCTTACGCTCCTCCGGGTGGTTTTTTTATGCCCCGTAAAATCAGTGTACGATTAGGACACTACGAGTTGGAGGTGTCCGTGCCGCGCAAAGCCCCAAAAATGACTGAACTGGTTATTGAGGAAACGTCTGGCGTGGATCACCCTGCCCACTTGCATGAGGGGTGGCTCGTAATGAAGGCCGCTAACCCGGAAACCGTGGCAGACGTTCAACGTAACCTGCCGGAACCTATGGAGGCACTAATGGATGAAACCACGGAGGTCGTGGAAGAACTGAAGGCAGAAGATGTGCTGGAAGAAAAAATGGAAGACGAAGTTAAAGACGCCGAAGAAGACTTGATGGTCGCTACGGCCCGTATCACTGAACTGGAAGCCCGGATCGCTGAACTGGAATCCGCTATGGGAGAACCTGACATGGAAGAAGTAGCAGCGATGGACGGTGAAGAAATGTTGGACAAGGAGATGCTTGCACTCGCAAAGTCCTCCAGTCCTGACGTTCGTACCGCTATTGTCAAAATGGTTCGCGAGAAGGCAGTCGCTGAAAAGGCACTTGCTGCCGAACGCGAAACTTACGCTGATGCGGAAGCCACCACGAAAGCGAAAGCCGCTTACAGTCACCTGTCTGTTGCCCCTGACAAGATTGGCCCTGCCCTTCGTCGGCTGGCCGGTATTGACTCGGATCTGGCAAAAAGCATTGAGGATGCGCTCGCAGCAGCGGACGCACAAAACGAATCGGCTGACATTTTCTCTGAGGTCGGTAAAGGCTTCACCTCTAAAGGTGACGCTATCGACAAAATATCTTCCCTCGCTAAAGCAGCGGTAGCAGAGGGCAAGTTCGCAACCATTGAGCAGGCTTACGCTCAAGTTGCAACCGAAAACCCTGCACTCTATAACGACTACCTGATTGAGAAGGGAGCCTAATCATGGCTTACGAATTTTCTAACGCAGCGGTCAAGACAACCTTTACCGCCGGTGAGGATCTTTCCGCTGCTCAATTCAAGTTTGTGAAGATTGATAACGGAACCGGAAACGTTGTTGCTGTTAGTGGCGCAACTGACCGTCCCGTTGGAGTCCTACAAAACGCGCCTACGAGTGGTCAAGCCGCCGAGGTGACCATTGTTGGTGGAACCAAAGTGAAGACTGGAGGCTCCGCATCCGCAGGGCAGCCACTGTTCTCTAACGCTTCAGCCGTTGGTGTCACTCTCGCTTTCGGCACAACTGGTTCAGCGGCTTTCGTTGTCGGTGCTTTTGTTGAAGTTGCCGCTTCGGGTTCCATTGTTTCAGCCGTCATCAACTGCGCCGCACCCGGTCGCGGACTCTAGGAGGAATAGAAATGCCACAACCAACCGGCTCACAGGTACATGTTGACGCGATCCTGACCAATGTGTCAGTCGCCTACATGCAGAAGGCTGAAAACTTTATCGCGGACAAGGTGTTCCCCATCGTCCCGGTAGATAAGCAGTCCGACAAGTATTTCGTGTACGACAAAAACGATTGGCTTCGTGATGAAGCGCAGGTTCGCACTGACGGCACTGAGTCCGTGGGTTCAGGGTACAACATCAGCACAGCAACCTATTACGCTGACGTGTACGCGATCCATAAGGACGTTGGTGACCAGACTCGCGCTAACGCTGACGCACCTATCAACGTTGATCGTGAAGCGGCAGAGTTCGTTACCCAACGGCTCCTGACCCGTCGTGAGATCCAATTCGTCAGTGACTTTATGACTGGCGGGGTGTGGGGAAACACAGCGACAGGTGTTTCGGGTTCTCCTTCTTCTGGGCAGGTTCGCCAGTGGAGTGACTACACAAACTCTGACCCGATTGACGACATTGAAGAAGCAAAGGCAGATATCCTTTCTGTTACTGGCCTTGCAGCGAACACGCTGGTTCTTGGGTATGACGTTTTCCGTCAACTGAAGAATCATCCTGATCTCGTTGACCGGATCAAGTACACGTCTTCACAAACGATCACTGAAGACATGCTCGCTCGCATGTTTGACATTGAGCGTGTACTTGTATCGAAGTCAATCAAAGCCACGAACGCTGAAGGTGCTACTGGTGCTTACGCTTTCACTACCGGCAAGAGTGCGCTTCTCGCTCACGTTGCCCCGGCTCCCGGCCTGTTGACTCCTTCCGCTGGTTACATCATGCAGTGGACTGGTGTTTCGGGTGGACTCGGTGCAACAATCGGAACCTCCTCGTTCCGTTTGGATTCACTTCGCGCAACTCGTATCGAAGCAGAACTCGCTTTTGATAACAAAGTTGTTGCCGCTGATCTTGGGTACTTCTGGCAAACAGTTGTTGCTTAATTAAATCCGCGAACGACGGCGGGATCATCCTTGATTTAAGGGATGATCCCGTTAGTCATTTCTGGACTACAATAAACTGGAGGAGGATGTTATGACGTTCACATATTCAGGCGATCCGGGTTCGTCTACTAGGGATCTTGTGCGGTTCCTCATTACGGACACTAACGCGGCTGAGCCGTTGTTTGAGGACACGGAACTTGATTACCTAGTTACCACATGGGAGAACGGTTACACAGCCGCTATCGCAGCGGTACGCACCCTTATAGGCCGTGTGGCGGATGGGTCAAGCGAGTCGAAGAAAGTTGGGGACTTGTCGCTTGCTTCGTCTACTGGATCTTCCACCGGGAAACTGCAAAGCCTTATTCAGCAACTGGAAACTGCACGTTTCAACTTGTACCCTGCCGCACCTATCGTTAACGCTAACTCACTGTTAAAAACGGTAGATAAGATTGATGAGGATTCTGGGAGCGACTTTGTGCTAGGGCAGATGGACAACAAAACGTGAGCATTGAAACAGCGTACCTAGA